CTAATGCCGCTAATGTTGGCGTACTTGCCATCTTCACTGTGCGTAATGTTTACCATGCAGAACTTACCCAATAAGCCTTTAAGGTCAAAGTTCTTGCGATCTTCCGCAGTCATCTTTTTATTGCTCCATGACTCTAAATCTTGCCGTAAACGGGCTTGATCGCCTAAACTAACGGTATATCGTTTGGACACGATTAAAGGCTTTCCCTCGTCTGTTTTTAGCGGAAGTCCTGCGTCATCGTCACCGTGCAGTTCCCAAGTAAACACGACCTTGTGCATAATCTTGGTTTCGCCAGCCCATTCTGTAGCTTGGTGGCCTAGATCAATGATGGAGTAAAGCCTTGCCATATGAAGGCCAGCAGGGGCAATCTTAAAATCTTTTTGCGTATCAGTAATAATCATTTTTTGCTCCATATTGTTGGAAATGTATTTAAAGGGTTGCCAAAACAATTGCCGAAGTCATTGATGACATCACGCAATAAGGGGTCTACATGGTTATTTCGTTTAGGTGCAACATATCCGCAGCAATGTCGTAATAGGTCTATTTGTCGTACGGTAAGTAGTACGCCTACTTCAAGGTCTTTAAATACTTCATCAAGTTCAAACTGCATCTGTACTTGATCTGCTAACTGCTGGTCGTAATCACTCATTTTTAGTCTTTCTCACCCTACTGGGTAGTTATCACGGCACATACCGTACTTAGATATTAAGATAACTAAATTACATTGTCAAGCCCCTTGTAAAATATATTTAAAACGGTTAAGATTGTTGTATGAAAGATACTTTTCAACTTACACCAAATCAAATAATTGACCTACTTGGCGGCACAAAGCAGGTATCAAGCATGGCAAAAGTAAGCCAGGCTGCGGTTACGCATTGGCGCACAGGGGCTATTCCTGAAGGCAAACTGATTAAATTGGCAGCTTCTATTGAGCAAAAAACTTGCGGTTTAATAGGCAGAAAAACGCTATTCCCGCATGATTGGCAAAAAATTTGGCCTGAGTTGGAATAATTGTATATACTTGTATCAAGCGGAGTGAAGTCTGCGGATGATTAGGTTGGTAAAAGACCCTTTTGGGTTGTTCTGAGTGTTTACCAAATGACTACCGACCCATTTTGTAAGCAACTTCACCTTAGAGCAACCCAAAGGGGTTTTTCTATTTTTGCCTGGACTTGATTGGTCGGACTAAAAACAACAGCGATCAAGTTACAAGTGCTACTGTGGGATAGTTGATGTAACAGCACAAATATAGGTGGCGAAGCTAGTGCCTATTCAACGAACGACTGGCGGGTTCTGTAACTCCGATGGAGCAGATTAAGGCGAATCTAGGAAGGCTAGGTTCGTTCACCGAAAGAGCAGATAGGAAATACTACAATGTTAATTCCTTACTATCCTAATTGTAATTGGTGGAATCCAGTCAGGGTTCATGGTCGTAATGTTAAACAATATGTAACTTACGCTGAAAAACACGATTACAAAAAAACAACAAAAATCTACCAAACTTTGGGCTGCACCCAGCAGGAATTGTTGCAACACATAGAAAAGCAGTTTTTAAAAGGCATGAGCTGGGAAAACCGCAAACTGTGGCATATAGACCACATAATCCCAATGGCATCAGCCAAAACCATAGAAGATAATTACAAATTAAACCACTTTACCAACCTACGACCAATGTGGGCTAAAGACAATTTGTCGAAAAAAAACAACATTACGCATTTAATATAAAAATAATTGACACACTTTAGAAAACTAAACTAAACTGGTGTTACTCAATAACGAGTGAAATAGGAGATAGACATGAAAGACTTATTAGGTGCTTGCATAGTTGGTGCAATTATTGGCGCAATGTTCGCCCTTTCCATATGATTGAAACCATAATCCTTGTTCTTGCCATTGGCGTATTTGTAAGCCTGTTGGCTCTTACAGTTGTATTTCTTATTTGGACAAAACTATGACTGATAAACGCTATTGCACAAGCTGCCAAATCATGCGCCCAACAGACTACGGCAAGATGATTAAAGCTGGCAAGATTAACCGCTGGAAATGTACTGCTTGTTTTGAGCGCATTAACATTCCAAGATTTAAGAGTAAGCACACAAAATGAACTTTGCTGATTTTTACACGCTATATCCCCGTAAACAAGGGCGCAGGGCTGCTGAACGATCATGGGACAGGCTAACCCGTCAAGAACAAGAAGATGCGTTTACAGCCCTTCCTACTCACATTGAGTATTGGAAACTAAAACAGACCGAAATAGAGTATATATGCCACCCTGCCACTTGGCTAAATCAAGGTCGTTGGGAAGATATTTTGGATATGGAAGTCAAAAAGATTAAGAAACCCGAATTGCCTTGGTACTCTAGCGAAGAACTAACCAAAGCAAAAGCACAAGAAGTTGGTTGCAATGCTTACGCTGGTGAGGGTTGGCAGCAATGGAGAGCAAGAATTAGTCAAAAGATTAAACAATTAGAGGAACAAGCGTGAACTATTTATCTGTTTGTTCAGGAATTGAGGCCGCAACAGTAGCGTGGCATCACATGGGATGGAAGCCGGTTGGTTTTAGTGAAATTGAGAAGTTTCCTAGCCAAGTGCTTGCCCATCATTATTCACAAGTCACCAACTTTGGTGATATGACTAAATATAAAGAATGGAATATAAATGACTCAATCGGACTTTTGGTCGGAGGAACTCCCTGCCAATCATTCAGCGTTGCAGGTTTACGCAAAGGACTTGACGACCCAAGAGGCAACCTCGCTCTTACCTATCTTGGAATTCTTGACCACTTTAGACCCAAGTGGTGCGTATGGGAAAATGTGCCAGGTGTCCTCAGTAGTGGCGGTGGAAGGGACTTTGGTAGCTTCCTCGGGGCGTTGGGCGAACTCGGGTATGGGTTCGCATATCGGGTGCTTGACGCTCAAAACTTCGGAGTCGCACAAAGACGCAGAAGGGTGTTTGTTGTCGGACATCTTGGAGATTGGAAACCTGCCGCAGAAGTATTATTTGAGTGCGAGAGCCTGTCAGGGAATATTAAACAGAGCAGAAAGGCGGGGGAAAACATTGCCGGTTATGTTGAAAGCAGCTTTGGACAATACCGTGAAGATGTCATTGCTGGAACCGCCAAAGCAAGCGGAGGAGTGATGGGCGGTGGTAGTGAAACTTTTGTTGTTGGAGCTTTAGATACAGAATGTGGCGGTCAAAAATTAAGCCATCAATCAATTAATAGCGGTCACATATTTGCTACTTATGAGTGGCATAACCAAGATAGCAGAATAAAACCTGTTGAAATAGCAGCCACATTAAATTGCAATGCTGGTGGGCGAGAAGGTCATTTAGTTCAAAATGTTTCATACGCCCTACAAGGCGCAGGAGTTACAAGCCAAAACGCTAACGGGTCAGGCTACAAAGAAGAACAGTCTTTTACATTAAATGTTACTGATGTGCATGGTGTTTCTAACAATATGGCAGTACGCAGACTTACGCCAGTAGAGTGTGAAAGGCTACAGGGTTTTCCCGATAATTACACTAACATACCTAAAGCAGCAGATGGCAATAGATATAAAGCATTAGGCAACTCAATGGCAGTACCGGTAATGAGGTGGATCGGTGAACGAATTAACCAGCAAACATGAAGATTACCTTGTTGACTGGTATATAGGTGTAGCCAAAAGGCGTGGCTGGGATGAAGTTGTACGGTTACTTGTACAAGAAAAAGACCAAGAACGCATGAAAATGTTAATAAAGAAAAGATTAGGAAAATGAGAGAGATAGACCCTAACAAATGTATAGACTTTATTTTGGAGAACGCAGGTAAATATGCACAAGCTAAAGGCGAATTGGCGCAACTCGAGGCGTATAAAAGTTCCCTCAAAGCTATTAAAATGGCACAAACTACTGAACTATCTCTCGGGGCGCAGGAGCGTGAAGCGTATCGAAGCCAAGATTATCAGGATTTGTGTAAAGCCATTGGTGCGGCTACGGAGAATGCAGAAAAACTCAAGTGGGAATTAGAAGCAGCAAGACTTAGACACGCTACCTGGCAAACTTTAGAAGTATCAAACCGCAACCAAGATCGGATAATGAAATAATGTTAAAAATAACAGAAGAATTTTTAATTCTCAGACTGCTTTCTAAGATGTACGATGATGCTTTAAGGCGCAACGATTTAACGCAAATGCTTGAAATTAGTGTAGATATTGCTGAATGTGCCGAAAAACTTGAACAATTAACTGTAGACCATATAAACGGCCATGTATCGTAACAAACAATTATTGAAGTTAATCAGCAGTTTTCCATGCCAGGCTTGCGGAATTCAAGATGAAACAATTGTTGCAGCGCACTCAAACCAATTAAGAGATGGTAAAGGAAGGGGAATAAAAGCCCATGATTACAGAATTGCTAGTTTGTGTTTTAAATGCCACGCTGATCTTGACCAAGGAACAAGAATGTCAAAAGCGGAAAGGGTGGAATTTTGGGAAGAAGCCCACAGGCGAACTATTGCCGAATTATTCGAACGGGGATTGCTACATACCTGAATTTAAAAACATGACACTTGAACTTTATACAATACAAAAAATGCTATACCAAGTACAAAAATGAGTTCTAACTTAATTATTCTTACGGGCCTTATTTATGTGTACATCGCTGGAGAGCAGTTGTTTAAAGGAGATTTTGGATTGGCTTGTATGTATGCTGGATATGCTTTTGCGAATTATGGGGCTTACTTGATTGCTACTAAATGAGCTTTACTATCTATACCCATACAGGTATAAAATATATTCAATACTTTTTCAATATAGATGAATTGCTACAAAGTATGGATCGTAACCCCAAAGACAGTTACCACAGAAATTCATAATTCTAGCGGGTCTAGGCCAATCTCAAGGGCAACAAGAAAACACCTAGTCCGAAAAGGCTTGCCATGTTGCAACCATTTATCGCCTTTTTGTTTATGAAAGCTGCAATGTATCATTTCGTGGCAAAGCGTTGAAAGAAGCGTTGAGAAGAACGCACACCTAGCGGATGAGATGGTAATAGTGTGTTCGTATTCATCTGAATCACAATACAGATAACTGCCCATTAGCTCTCTGTCATGTAAAATTTGAAAATCTACTTGTTCGGGCAAAGGCATAGGCCATTTGGTGAACGGGTAGGTTACTATTAGGCTTGAGTAAAGGTGGCGCACGGCCTCGGGCGTAATTCTCATACTTGGTTTATACAACCCCGAAACTCAAATTCACCATTCTGCTCATCCGTTACCATAATCATTTCAGGCATTAACATTCTGCCTTGGTCAAACGAAAGCATTACAAAACCTGATCGCCAATCTTTTGGGGCATCTTCTGCATATTCAAAGGTAGGCGACATAGGGTCGGCAAGGCATCCAGTCTGAATACCCCAATAAGTTCCCTGGTAATTTGAAATCGGTTGGCAAGCAAGTACGTGCGTATGGCCTGTCACAATGTTGGTATTTCCAGCAGCTAGTAAATTTGAATAACCTGCTGTTCTACCCCCTTTAAATCGGTGTTTAATTATAGTATCTTCACCAATCCAATACGACCAGCAAGTTTTCCACTCAGGGAAATGGTATTTAAGGCTAAATCCATCTACACCGCTATATTCAGGCACTTTGTTTACTAACCACGATTCATACCGCATATCATGGTTACCAAGTGTCCAAATTAACTCACAACCTGGCGGCTTGTTCTTTGCTATTTCATCTAAGTGATACCGGCAAGCGTTAAGTTCTTGCAAGACATTGGGCTTTTTATCGTAATTGATTGATGGAAAGCGGCTTAATATTTGCCCATCAAAAGCGTCACCATTACAGATAATGACCTGCGGCTTAAATTCTTTAATCATTAACAATAATGCTTTAAACGCTGTAGTTGTGGTATCGGTAAAGTGAGCATCGCTAAATACAATCACTTTTTTAACTTTATCTACATCTATGCCCCTACGAACATTGTGCGCTGCCAAATCTATTTTTTTAGGTTTTTCTTTCTTTTTGTCACGCAACGAATTATGGGTAGGCAATTTAATACCATACCTAATTTCTAAACTAGCTCGTCTGTTTGATACGCTTCTAGGATTTGTTTTGGTTGCTTCAGCTACTAAAGTTGGACTACCTAATTCACGCCAAAGAGCAATAAATTCTTCATCTTTCTTCTTGGAT